CTCGCTTATACCGATACCAGGCTTTGGCCCACCAAGTCTTGATCGCAGTGTGATAGGTCGGACACGAAGGATGAAAGGGCTGTTAGCTGACCAGTAATGTCTAGCCCTGTCTCTAAGTCAAGCTCGCTGCCCGCTATATCTGTAGGATTTGCAATCAGCATATTGGTTGCAACTTGGGTTGCAGGTGCCAGATTCGAGGGCATGGAACGGGCCGACGCACAAGCTGTGGTATTGATTCAGGATGTAGCAGACCGCCAAAGAAAGTATATCGGAACTGCTGGCTTACTTACTAAGCAAATTTCTGAGTTACAAAAAGCAGTTGTAGAACTTGAACGCGAAGTTGCGTTACTTAAGGCACGAATGGACATGGACTAAGAGAGACAAAACGCCAAAATGATTGTGTGTCCAAGATGTGCTATAAGTAATTCTATAACTGAAGAATTTTGTATTTATTGTAAGTGGGAGTTTATGTCTGGTTGGACGCTATGCGAGGTATGCAACCAAACGCTTAAAAACGGCGAAAACTGCAATCAGTGCTCGCTCGATGATGCGTGGACAAGCAACAACCTGGATGACTGGTATCAAGACAGGGAAGAATAACAATGGACTTTGCTGCTTCAATTACAAGATTTCGTAAAGATCCGACGTTGTTTGTAACGAACATCCTGAACGCCGATCCCGATGAATGGCAGTCCGAGGTTATGGCCGCAGTTGCCAGAGGAGATCGTGGTATCTCGATTCGTTCAGGACACGGCGTTGGAAAAACCAGTTGTTTGTCATGGCTCGCTCTGTGGTGGATTAGTTGCCATTACCATGCAAAGGTAGTTATCACAGCACCTACGTCCGCTCAGTTGCACGATGCTCTTTTGCCAGAAGCTAAAGCGTGGCTAAAACAGTCACCCGATGGTTTTGCGGATATGTTTATTGTGCGAGCAGACAGAATAGAACTTGCTGCTGATCCCGAGCGAAATTTTATATCAGCTAGAACATCCAGAGCTGAACAGCCTGACGCACTTCAAGGCGTACACGCCGAACACGTTTTGCTGATTTGTGATGAGGCTAGTGGTGTGCCTGAATCGGTATACGAAGCTGCTGGTGGTAGCATGAGTGCGCTACACGCATCGATGGTACTGGCTGGAAACCCTGTAAGAAGTTCTGGTTATTTTTACGACACGTTTCATAAGCTGTCAGATCGCTGGACAAACTTTCATGTGTCTTGTGAAAAGACTGCAAGGGTCGCAAAAGAATACGTTGAAGAGTGTAAGGTGCGTTACGGTGAAGAATCCAACACTTATCGCGTCCGTGTATTAGGGGACTTTCCGAGAGGAGATGATGACACTGTTATTAGCATGGAACTAACTGATGGTGCAATCAATCGAGACGTTATGCCGACTCAGTACAGTTCAATTATATGGGGCGTAGACGTAGCACGATTTGGTACTGACGCATCTGCTCTATGCCGTCGCAAAGGAAACGCCGTCACAGAACCCGTCAGGCTTTGGCGTGGACTTGATACGATGCAACTGACAGGTGCAATCAAAGCTGAGTATGATACGGCAACAGAAAAGCCAGAAGAAATTTTTGTCGATGCGATTGGGTTAGGTGCTGGTGTCGCAGATCGGCTAAGGGAGCTTGGTCTACCCGCCTACGCAATTAATGTTAGTGAAAGTCCTGCGATGGGGGATACATATCTCAACCTGCGGGCCGAGCTTTGGTACAAAGCAAAGGGATGGTTAGAAGGACGCGATGTGCGTTTGCCACGCGACGACAGACTAAAATCCGAGCTTACAACCCTGCGGTACAACTATACATCTAGCGGTAAAGTTAAAATTGAATCAAAAGCAGACTTAAAGAAACGAGGTGTTGCCAGCCCTGATGCTGCTGACGCTTTTGTATTAACGTTTGCTTCCGATGCTGGAACTGCGATGGGTGGCCGATCACGCAGAAGGCATGGTAAACTAAAAAGAGATTTGGCAGGAATTGTCTAGGGGGTTTGGCTGTTATTGGCGTAATGGCCTGACTTAAACAAACAATATGTCTCCTTTTCCTGGGTGTTGCCCCTAGGCATCTCCCGTTGAACATTTGATGTACTAACAGTAGGTTCGAGAAGCGCACTTTTAACAGAGTAGCAACTTTGGCATACATAGACGAAGCCGAAACCGAAGCTGGTTTGGGCATGACCGAAGACGAATTGCAGGTTGCAGTTCGTCAATACATTGAAGATGCTATTCAGTTTATTGACGATGACATTAGCCCGATTAGGGCCGAGTCTACTCGTTATTACAACGGAGAACCTTTTGGCAATGAAGTAGACGGTCGTAGTCAGGTCGTAAGCCGCGATGTGCGCGACAGCGTACAGGCGATGCTCCCTTCGTTAATGCGTGTGTTTTTTGGCGCGGAAAACATAGTTGACTTTGTGCCGCGCGGACCTGAAGACGTAGCTATGTCCGAACAGGCAACAGATTACGTCAACTACATACTTCGTGAAGACAATGACGCTGTAGGAATATTTTATAGCGTTTTTAAGGATGCGCTTATTAACAAAGGCGGCATCGTTAAGTGGTCGTGGGATGATTCGGTCGAGGTACATACATACAGCTTTCAAGGGTTAGACGAACCTACCCTTGGCCTTCTCTTGGAAGAGGATGGGGTTGAGGCTGTTTCTGTCGAAGGAGTACCAAACCCTAACGTACCACCTGAGCAAGTTCAGATGATGGTTGCTCAAGGCATGGAACCGCCAATGATCTACGATGCTGAGATTAAGCGTCAGCGTAGGCGGGACAAGGTGCGTGTTGAAACAATGCCACCAGAAAACTTTTTTGTAGATGCTGCTGCGACTAGCCTTGATGACGCACAGGTTGTTGGATCCAGGACGATGGCAACCGTTAGCGATCTGGTAGCTATGGGTTATGACAAGGATATGCTGGATAATTACTTGTCAGATGAAGTAGCCTTTACAGATAACGATGAGTATTGGGCTCGATATCCAGACAGAAGCGCACCAGGTCCGTTAGCAACCTACAATCAACGCAGGGTCTTGTACGTCGAGACTTATTGCTACGTTGACTACGATGGTGATGGCTTAGCTGAATTACGCCGTGTATGCACAGTTGGAAGCAACTACCATCTCGTAAACAACGAGCCTATTAGCAGCATCCCGTTTGCAGTCTTTTCATGCGATCCAGAGCCTCATGTGTTCTTTGGTTCTGATGTCGCAGATATGACTAAAGATATACAGCGAGTTAAGTCGGCAGTCCTTCGCGGTATGCTCGACTCTTTGTCTTTTGCTCTGTATCCACGAACAGGAGTTGTTGAAGGTCAGGTAGATATTGACGATGTGTTAAATCCTGAAGTTGGGTCAATTATCAGGATGCGGGCACCAGGCATGGTTCAGCAGTTGAATGTGCCGTTCCTTGGCCGCGAAGCATTTCCAATGATGGAATATCTTGACGGAATGAAAGCGTCAAGAACTGGCGTATCGGGTGCGTCCCAGGGATTAGATCCTGACGTACTTCAGTCTACGACCCGTGCCGCTGTAAGCGCGACAATGAAAGGTGCGGAACAGCGACTAGAGATGATTTCTCGTCTGTTTGCGGAAACAGGATTTAAACCTTTGTTCAAAGGATTGCTTCGTTTAATTATTGAAAACCAAGACCAAGAACGAATGGTAAGGTTGCGTAACCAGTGGACACCCATAGACCCAAGGGTTTGGGATGCTACGATGGATGTGTCTACAAATGTTGGACTTGGCTCTGGAATGACTGACGAACGGCTTGCGACTCTTGCTCAAGTTGCTGCTAAACAACAAGAAATTATGCAGCAAATGGGACCAAACAATCCTCTTGTTGGCTTGGGCCAAATCAGAAACACGCTGGCGAAGATGTTGGAGATTAACGGATTCAAAGACTCAAACCAGTTCTTTAATCCGCTACCTATTGATTATCAGCCGCCGCCACCGCCGCCACCGCAACCCACGCCTCAAGAGCAGCTAATCCAAGTGCAGATGGCTGACATCCAGGCGCGGACTGCTATCGATCAGCAAAAATTGCAGCTTGACGCTACGAAAGCAGAAATGCTTAACGAGCGTGAAACAACGAGAATCGCTGGCGACTTAGCATTGCGAGAAAAGAAATTTGAAGACGATGTTGACCTTGAGATTGTTCGTGGCGCAATAAAGGAAGAAACAGGTGGATAATCTGTCGCCAGAACAGAAAGGCCGAAGGGCAAAAGAAATCCTTGAAGATGAAGTGTTTCTTGATGTTCTTGAAAAAGTTAGACAAAACATTATTGCACAATGGACACTTACAGACGTAAATGATGTAGGTGTTCGAGAAAGTTTATATATGCAAGGCAGGGGCCTTGATGAGATTGTGCGAGGACTCCGCACCCTAGTAGGTGATTGGGCCGTGGAGCAGTCTCGCAAAGTTTCAAAACCCAATAGAGGAAGAAGATCGTGAGCGAAACTACAGTCACCAACCCAACAGGGACGGAAGTCTCTCAAGGGAGTGAGCGCAGACGCACAACAAGTGAGATTGAAGCAGGATTGACTGAAATGCTTCGGGCTGATTATGTGCAGCCTGAAGAGCAATCGCAGGACGAATTTCAGCAAGTCATCGAAGAACATGATGGCACTGAACTCGAAGACGGCTACGAAGAAGAGGCCGTCGAGTCTGAGTTTTATGAGGACTCAGATGAAGTGGATGAGATGGACGAGGAGACTGAAGGTGAACAATCAGAAAGCGAGAGTGCATCCTACCGTGTCATAATAGACGGCAAAGAGATGCAAGTCCCGCTTGACGAACTCATATCAGGCTACCAGCGGGGATCGTCATTCACACAGAAGAGTCAAGCATTAGCAGATGAACGAAGAGAGTTTGAAACTAATACTATGGCTGTTCAGCAGGAGCGTGAGTCGTATGCGACCGTGCTCCAGCAACTTCGACAGCAAATGGATGCTGCAACGCAACCGAACGTTGATTGGGACCGCTTGGAAAGGGAGAACCCCGTTCAATGGCTAAAGCTCAAAGAACTTGAGCGAGATCGGCAAGCACACATCCAAGCAGTACATGAAGAACAAGTTCGTATGCAACAACTTTTAGAGCAGGACAACGCTACAAGATTGCAATCACAACTTGAATCTCAACGTGCTTTGGTGTTGGAGAAAATCCCTGAGTGGTCCGATAGTGAAGTTCAAAACCATGAACAAAGGCAGTTGATAAACTTTGGTTTATCTCTCGGTTTTAATGAGGATGAATTAAGTAACATCTACGATCACAGGGCACTTGTAGCTTTGCGTGATGCGTGGAGATACAACGAGCTTGTAAATGGCAAGAAAATCAAATCGGTCAAATCGAAAATCAAAAACGCAAAACCTGGCGGCAAACAAGTGAGCCGACAGATGCGTGGTCGTAAAGCAAAGGCTCAAAGAGCAAAGCTGAAACAAACTGGAAAGGTTGAGGATGCTGCGTCTCTGTTGGGTGCGATGCTTGCGGATTAACTACAAGGAACAAAAATCATGGCAGTTGTAGCAAACACCTTTACCACATACGATGCTAAGGGTTTACGGGAGGACTTGTCGGATCTGATTTCCGATATCAGTCCTACGCAGACTCCGTTCCAGAGCAACATTGGAACGCGAGATGCAGAAGCAACATATTTTGAATGGCAGACAGATTCGCTTGCTGCCGCTTCAGCAACACCAGTAGTAGAAGGGCAGGATCTAAGCTCGTTTACCGCAGTCACACCGACTGCTCGTATGGGTAACTACGCTCAGATTAATATGGTTGATTTTATTATCTCAGGAACGGAGCAGACGGTACTAAAGGCTGGCCGTGCTTCTGAGGTAGGATATCAAGCAGCTAAGGCCGCAAAAGAGCTAAAGCGAAACGTAGAAATGGCTTGCCTACTTAACGGCGTGGGTGCTGTAGTAGGTGCGACGGCTACGGCCCGTGTAACCGCTGGATTTCCTGGCTGGATTAAGACCAACGAAACTTCCACGAACGTAACTAAGCCGTCCTACACGGGTTCGACCCCGACAGGTGCAGCTCAGGTATGGAAGGCGTTTGGTACACCTACTGCGTTTACCGAAGCTATGCTTAAGGCTACGATGCAGGAGTGTTTTAATAGCGGCGGTGAGCCGTCGATGCTGATGGTTTCTCCGTTTAACAAAACACAGGTAAGTGGTTTCAGCGGAATTGCCTCTAGCCGCTACAACGTAGACGGTGCAGAGCCTTCCGTGATTATCGGAGCAGCGGACATCTATGTCTCTGACTTCGGCAATCTGTCAGTTGTTCCGAACCGCTTCTTCACTACGGTGGTAGATGCTGGTGCTGGTTCGCTGATGAACGATTGGGCGTTGTTGATTGACCCAGATGAGGTCAAGCTGGCTACGCTCCGTCCATACAGCATTGAAGCACTAGCCCGCACGGGTGACGCTGATAAGCGTATGGCGTTGATCGAGTGGGGGCTTCAGGTTAGTAACGAGGCTGCTCACGGTATTGTTGCTGGTATTACCGCAGCATAGACCAACCTTAAACCTGGAGGGGTGGGGGCTTCGGCCCTCGCCCCGATAGGCAGGAACCAATGAAAAAAATACTTGATTACGATCCAGAGACTAAAACAACTCAGTGGTATCATTATGACGAGTCTACAAACCAGTATGGTTTAGAGACTGAGCAGGATGTTACCCATATTCTTGAAGCGAACAAAAGACAGTTTAATCAAGTAGATGAACGTGCAAATTGGAAAGGGGACCAGCACCACGTTGCTTCAATACCAATGAGCGTTTATCACGAATTAGCAAAAGTTTCTAACAATTTTAAGGATCAAAAAGCAGTAAAACGTTGGCTAAATAATCCTGACAATAAGGTGTTTAGAACAAGACCTGGAAAACTCTGATGGCAATTTCGACATATGCAGAGTTGCAGACCGCAACAGCAAGTTGGCTAGACAGAACAGACCTTACGTCACAAATACCTAACTTTATTGACCTAGCGGAAGCGACATTTAACAGAACAATCCGCAACCACAGAATGATTACGAAAAATGATTCGTATTCATTAGGTGCCCGTTACGTTAACCTGCCTACTGACACGCTTGAGATTATTAGGATTGTATTAGATACAAGCCCTGTCATTACGCTAGAATACTTAACGCCAGAAGAGATAGCAGAACGGCGTATGGGCCTGTCTAGTACAGGCAAGCCGATATACTTCACTGTAGTCGGTGGTAGCACAAACCAGATAGAGCTTTTGCGTTCACCAGGTGAAACGTACACATCGTCGATTGTCTATTACACCAAAATCCCTGCACTTAGCGATTCTGCTACAACGAATTGGCTGCTAACCAACCATCCAGATATATACTTGTTTGGCACATTGGTAGAGGCAGAGCCATATTTAAAAAACGATGAGCGTATGCCTATGTGGAGTGCTAGGTTGAGTAAGGCCTTAGAAGAATTGAAACTTCAAAGCGAAAGAGAGATGCACACAGGGTCGTCTTTACGGATGCGATCAAGGGTACTTGGATAACACATGGCGACTAGAACCACAAACCTGAATCTCTATAAGCCCGTTGTTGGCGGTGACACCGACAACTGGGGTGGATTTCTTAACAACAATGCTGCGTACATTGACGCATTGTTCGCAAAAAGCAGTGCTGCCGTAACGCTCCATGTAAATAATCAACAGATAGACGGAACGTCGAGTTATCTGTTTGATAGCGTCAAAATGGGCGATGACCGCCAGCTTCAGTTTGGTGCCGCACCCGATTATTGGCTGATCTACGACAGTAGCAACACGCAGTTTGAGCTGAACTCTACAAACGTAAATGGCAGTGGAACTGACGGTGTTGTATTTAGCGTTAGTGACGGAACAGATGACGTAGCCTTTACGGGTAAGATCAGCACGGCCCAGATAGACATTCTTGCTGAAGGCGATTTAAGGCTCCAAGATGCGTCAGGAGGCCAGTATGTCGGCTTCGATGCTCCAGCCACGGTCAGTGGCTCTTACACGCTTACGTTGCCAGCAGCGGTCGGCTCGTCAGGCCAGATCCTACGGACTTCCGATGGCTCTGGAACGCTAGAATGGGTTACGGACCAAGAAGGCGATCTCAAGTCTGTAGCAGATGCTACAAACGGTGGACTAACCGTTACGAACGGTACGGGTCCAGACGTAACGCTGGCTTTGAACTTTAACGATTTATCT